ATACTATGTTGATGGAAGCTGTTTTTATAAGTACCAAAACATGGCCAGGGGTTCGAACTACGCCAGATCAGCAATGCAATTTGATGGCGCTTGGAATGCTCGTGGACAAAGAGGACCAACACCAAGTAAGTATTTTTACAGGCCTAGTAGGAAAGGAATTGTCGGGGAAGGTTTAAGAGAGCCAATTATAGCTCAATTAGATAACTTAATTTCTGGATTTTCTACAGGTTACATAAAAGATATTATAAATTGCTCAAACGGATTCAGTGGCGCTAACGAAGGATCAGACGCTACTGGGCAAAGTTGGAAAATGGCTTCTGGGCGGGGAACAAATAATGCACAATATGGAGCTGTAAATATAGACCTACGAGGATCTCCGCATAACGATGTGAGAGTTACTGTATTGAAAACGGGTGATACTACTAATAGAGGTTATGGCCTTGTTTTTCGGGATATGAATAAAACTGGTTTCGGTAATGCCGCTGACACTTTTGCTACTGGTCAAAGATATAGATTAGATATCACTCTTTCTAATGTAACTGGTCTCTCAACAGATAGCGACAATGTATACAAAACTGGAGTTGTTTTAGGTTGGGGTAAAGGTAGTTTGACTTATTTTGAAAGTTTGACTCAAGGTAACGGAGTTTTACATAGTGCGGTTGGTAATTGTGTGGTAGATGGAACTTTAGAAGAGGGAGAAGTTATTTTAACAAACGGAACCAGTAGTATTGATTTCACTTTACCATCAAATGCTAATGCGATGTTTGATGATGGAGCATTTGTAATAGGTGGTAAAAATAATGATTATGATACTTTTAATAGTGGCTTTACAATAGACGCTATGCATTTGTATCAGGTACAAGAAACCGAACAAACGACACCATCAACCAGGCCAAATTATGCTCACATGATTTTTGATGCATCGCAATATTTTGGTGGTAACAATCAAGATGCAGAAATATCTAAAACGGCAAGACTTTCTTTTTCCGTTGGAGATGATGCAAATGATGCCGCATCAATTATAGATGAATCAGACATACTTCCTTACTTCTTGAGAGAAGTAACTGGATACAAGGTTATAGAAGATAATAATTATAGAAATACATATGTATATCCAGTAATAGTTAGAGATGATGGAGGGACTGCTTCATCTAATTATACACAGTTTAGACAACCTTATATTATGCCATCAACAAGTGGTATTCAAAAGGGTATGTATTTAGAGCCACATTCTGGTAATAAATTTAAAGGAGCATTTGCTTTTCCAATATATTTAGGCACTGGATTGCACGAAGGTTCTGGAAGTTTGCCACCTGTAATTGATACAGATGGATCTTTTGATACTGGTAGATTTATTTTAAAAAGCGATGTTTCTAGCGCTAATAAAAATGCAGCTATTAATAGTGGTCAAGTTTACGGATATGATGTTTTGCAATACGATGTAAGTAGTAAAGCAATACAATATTTACATGTAGCTAATCCAGAATTAAAAGGTCAACCAGGGTTAATTAAAAACAAAGAAATAGGATTAAGAATAACTGAAACAGAACCGAGTTTGTTTAATTATTCTAAAGTATCAATTCAATCGAGAAAAGGTGAAGAATCTCAAAGTCCAATTATGGAAAATGCTTATAGCTCTTTTGAGTATCAAAAAGTTATAAACGGACCATATAATCCAAGGGCTACAAATATGGATAATGCTACTGGAGCACATCCAAGTTTTTCTAATCTTGTGTACGGAATAGCAAAAAATTCAGCACAAGAAGGAGATTCTAGTGTTGATAATAGATACAATGACGACCATGAAGATAAAGCAAGACCTGAAAAAGTAAGTTATACAGAATGGATTAATCCCACACCTTTAGAAGCAGACAGAGATCAGTTGAATCATCGTGTAGGCAGACCAGAGGTTGAGTCAGTCATAGTGACTTTACTAGTACAATCCTTGTATGAACAACATATTGACTTTAAAAATGTCATACAACCAAAATTAAATCTTGGACCAACAAATTTAAGAATTGGTGTGCTGGTAGGTTTCGATGGTTTTTCTGAAGAAATTGGAAGAAGTAGAAGTAATGATGGGATAGAACAAAGTATGAAAACTAGCTCATTGCGGCACACTCCTGTAGAAACAGTTATTACTATAAGAGGTGTTGCTAGAGGAGCTTATGCTATGGACACAAATGAAATACCATTACCCTCCCATACAGTATTGCAAGAATACTTTCCCAATGAATCTTTAAAATCTCTTGAGAAGAGATTTCATAGATTTGTTAAAGTGAGAAAATTGACTTATGAAACAGATTCAACTCTCATTTCTAGAGAGGTTTCTGTTTATCAAATTATAGAAAAAGTTCCGTGTAATTTTACATACCCAAGTTCAGCTTTAGCAAAAGTAAATCTTGATGCACGACAGTTTAATACTCCACCAAGAAGAACATTTGATCTTCGTATGAAAAAAATTCAAATACCTTCAAATTACTATCCATTAGATGTTGATGGTAGAGACCGAAGGTTTATAGACGATGCTTCCAAAATACACGAAGGTGGTAATAGAATGATATATGATGGAGATTGGGATGGAACTTTTAAAATAGGCTGGACTGACAATCCTGTTTGGATTATTTATGACCTTTTGACTAATCAAGATTATGGAATAGGAAATAGATTAGACGACTTAAGAGATATAGATATATTCCAATTATATAAAATAGGTAGATATTGTGACGCAGTTGATTCGAATGGTAAATTTGTTGGACTACCTGATGGTTTTGGAGGGTTAGAACCAAGATATTCTTGTAACATATTATTAGAAGAGGCTTCAAATGGATTTGAGTTAATTAAAGAATTAGCTACGAGTTTCCAAGGAATGGCTTATTATGCAGATGGAAAAATAAGATTTTATTCTGATCAACCCAGACCTAACGCTGCACATTTTAATAATCAAAATGTATTTGATGGAATATTTAACTACGAAGATACGTCTAAAGTTTCTAGGTTTACTGTAGTAGATGTGCAATTTTTAGATAAGAGAGATGACTACAAGTTAAAAGTTGAAAGCGTTGAAGATGAGGATGGTTTGAGAAAAAATGGAATCATAAGAAGAAGCGTAAATGCTAGAGGTGCCACAAGCAGAAGCCAAGCAAGAAGATTGGGTAAATATATATTATATTCAAACAAGCTAGAAAGAGAAATTGTGTCTTTCGAAACATCAAGTGAGGCTTTAATGTTGACTGTGGGAGATGTGTTTACTGTAAACGATGAACTAAAACAATTTGAACCAGCCTTCACTAGGGTCGCTTCATCCGAAGTCTCTTCTGCCATAGGAAGCTTTAGGTATTATAAGTTTTTGGGCACGAATAGAGATAATACTCCAACAGAAACACGGCAAGGTATCAGGGAAATACATTTAGTTGATAGTGATGGAATTACTTACCCAACAACAGACTTTTCTGACAGTGATCTTGCTGGCGGTGGATCAGATACAACTGGGCCTTATGTACAAGGTGGGCTGACTGTCACAGCCGGTTATTCACATAGCGAGACATATGGACCACACGAAGCTTTTAAGGGTACTTCCCAGATGTGGTGGACTCTGGGTCTAAACAACGTGGCTGGTGAAAATGCAGATCTCAATCATCTAACTGTTGATTTCGGATCAGCCAAAACTTTGACTGAAATTCAAGTTGAAGTTGATAAATCAAACCACGACTGTCTTAAATTAAGAATATTAGCTTCTAACTCTGCTGACTTTAGTAGCTTTGAAGTATTTGGAGAAATAGACTACCAATCAGAAAGTAACATAACTGATTTAAATGAACAAAACGTAACAGTCAAAAACGGAAAAATAGTAACAATAGCAGAAGGAGGCACTATTTCTGCAAGTAATCTTCCACCTGCTGAAGGGCAAATTTTTGTAGAAAAAACCTTTAATACTGGATCGTTTAACAACAATAGAATACATATATATAATGCAACAGGAGCTTCAGGAGTAGATGATTATTTCCATACAAATGTAACTGGGGGAAAAATTAATGCAACTCTTTTAGATGATTATCAAAGGGTACAAGCTCAAACAGTAGAGGTTACTGGAATATCCGAGGTCAACGACCTTTACAGATTAGAAATTCATTCAGACTATAATGTATCGCAAGTGCCTCAAGGATCTTTTGTTGGTTTGGATTTACAGCATACATCTGGACAAACTTTTAAAGTAATAGAAATCAAACCGACCGAAAACAATAGATATGCTGTTTTGGGTGGCGAATACAACAGTGGAAAATACGATTTAATTGAAGCTATTGAAACAGGAGAAAACAAATCAGTATTTTTTGATAAAATAGAAACGCCTCACAATATAGGAATACCACAACACGAAGTTCAAGAAATATCTGCTCCTCTTGGCTTTGAAACAAGTGTTACTAGATTGAACGACAATACTTTTGATATAAATTATGCTATAACTGGAGCTTTAAATGGAAACGAAGAAGCTTACGATATTTCTTTAGTTTTCCCCAATGGAAGAAGGTTTGCAAAAACAGTAGCTAAAGGAACTGAAGTTGTTGGGTCTTCTATTAGAACTTCTGGATTTTTTAATGGATTATATACTTTTGGAAATTATAATATGTTTGTGAAATCTTTTTCTGGAGATTTTGCTTCGTCTGAACTTTTAGATAAAACCAACCAAATAGGATAGCAATTTGAAGACACTACGAAAAACTATAAGGGTTTTACCCGTAGAGCATGATGTAATCGAGTTTTTTAAATTAGATTTTAATGGCAATATTTTAAATATTTGCCATGAAATGGGTTGTTACTTACTAGAACTTGAAGAAAAAAACTTCTTTAAAACAGAATTTTTCAATAAAAACAAAAAAATAAATGCTTTTTTATCAAATGAAATAAAACTAGAATCATCAGGATATAAAGAAGATAAAGAAGTTTTAAAAAATTTTTTAAAATTTGAATCTGGAGTAACTTTTTTCCCAAAAAAACTTTCTGAAGAAATAGATTTAATTAAATTAACGCTAAAAAATCAAGGAAATGTGACAGATGTTATCTTTTTAAGGTTAATAGTGTAAAAAAAGTAGGCATGGAAAGTTTCAAAGACATACTAAAAAGAAAAATTGGTAAAAAGATTAGTATTAGGGGTGAGTCTAGCTTAAACCCTCCTGCAACTAATAATACTTTGATGTCTTCATCTTCCATGGCTGTTTTGGATTTGCTGGCCGAAGGTCCAATCGAAGGTTTGTCCACTAAAGATGGAAGAAGGTCAGAAGGCATGGATTTGTTAGAGTCCGTATTTTTAGATGGAATTAGAGTTAAAAATCCAACATTTGAGGCTTCTGCAGGAAAAAGAATACCATATGAAAATATAGAATTAGTTGGAAGATTGGAAACAGGGGCTATAGAAGCTGCATTCTTCAATATTAGTGGCTCATTAAGAGAATATGAAAGATTTCTTACTAAAGCCGATGTCTCTGCTCCAGGAGGAGTAACAGCTTATAATGCGTCGTTAAAAATCAGAGAAATAGATGGATTTAAAAGCGAATTACTAAATTTTATTACTGAAAATTCTGGGGATTTGGGTAGATATGCTTTTATGCAATATCTAACTAGTGGTATATTTGAACCTAGTGACGGAATAACTGGAAGAGGTAAATTTGATCCAGGGCAAAAAACATCTTACAATCAAACTACTTTTAATCATTTTGCAACAGTGGGTACTAGTGCAACTGGTGGACATTTATATAAAAGAACCATACAAAAAAGAGATGGTTCGCTTGTAGAAATGCCAAAAGATATGCAATTTGCAATACCTGGTTTTTTTAATAGTGACCCATTTGTAGGGGATTATGCAGCTGGGGGTTCATACCCACCACTTCCAGAACATGTTGGTAAAGTAGGCTCTGGTTTAAGATTGGAAGGCTTTTATGGAGGTGGAATTATTTTCTTTGATGCGGGTACTGGATATAAAAATGATCCAACCCCTTTAACATCAACAATTACAACAGAAACAGACAATACTCATTCTGTAGACAATACAGAAGATGTAACGCTACACTTTGGTCCAGGTCTAACTGGATATCACACACGCAACCAGAGGAATAGTTCAAATATTCACCTTTTCGAAGAAAATTTTACTACAGCTGGTTTTATAGATTTCTCTGGAACCACCGAGCATCTTCAATTTGCTAACAGTGATGGGCCTTTTGGTGTTGCTATAGATACTAATGATGCAATGAATCTTGGGGGTTATTTTAAAGCTAGTGGTGCTGGTGATTATACTTTTCATCTATCTTCTGATGATAGATCATATGTGTGGATAGGTGATAACGGAGCTCCAGAAAACAGAACCATAGACAATTATACTATTACAAGTACTTACAGTAGTCAGAATAGAACTGCAGTGGTTAGTATGGAGGCTGGTAGAAGTTACCCGTTTTATGTTATGTATGAAAATGGGGCTGGCGCTGACAAACTTCAAATAAAAGTACAACCTCCAGGAGGAAGCTACCAAACTGGATTTAATGGATTTTGGTTTCATACAACTGGAGCTACACATTTGAGTGCTTCAACGGGTATGAAAAGCGGTTCAAACATTGGTTTTGAACCTGGTTACGGTGTTACATTCGTTGCGGATTTTAGAACTAGAAAGAAGTCTGATTTTCCTAGTGGTAAATTTTTTATACAATCTGGAAGATCTGATTTTGATGCAGCTGTGGGTAGTGGTATAAGTGGAGATTATGATGTTTTTGCTTTTAAACCTAACGGAGGAATGTCTTTTGCAAATGTGGTTTCAACTCAAAAAGATCCTTTGCCAGGAGAATTTAATAACAAATTTTTAAATTTAACTTTTACTGATGATTTTTTAGCTGAATACAATTTTAATAATATATCTTTTAATCATAGAAAAGGTTATGAACAACAACCCGTATTAGAAGGTTACGATATAGGAGCTCAAGATTTTGATGTTAGAAAAAAATTATATGGTCCTTTAAGATATGGAGGAGCTGCAACTGGGGGTAGTGGAGACGAAGCGGCAACAGGAATAGCAGCTGGATATAGTGACTCAAGAGGTGGTGGAGATTTCTCTGCTTGGTCTACCAATTTCCCAACCGAACATGACGGATATCCATATACTTGGACGGTAAAAAGACCAGAAGTCAAAAAAGTATATCCTACATTATCTATAGAAGCTTTAAGTAATACCATAGACAATGGAGATAATGCCGGTCAAGAAACAGGAGCGCAAATAGCTTTTTCAATTGAATATGGGTTTGAAGGAGATATACCAAATTTAACGGCTTCAACTTTAACAGATCCAACAGTTTACTTACAAGACGGTAAGTCATTGCAATCAATATATTTAACGCTACAAAAACAATCATTAAATAAAACGTACGAAGGTGTTACGACTTCAGCTTATTTAAACACAGTGAGGGAATTAAATGATTTACCCCAAAACAAAGCATTGCAAAATGTAAGAGTGGATGACACAAGTATTCCAGGCTTAACAGATGCTGACATAACATCTTATACAAGTTATAATAGTGGAGATTTATTATTTCCTGGTGAAGAATGGAAAAACATAAATAGGTACATGAAAGTTCGAAAATTGAGTTTTGAAACTGATTCTACTTTGATTTCTAGAGAGGCATCATTGAATTATGTTACAGAAGAAATAGGAGAAAGCTTTAGCTATCCATACGCCGCACTTTCTGCATTTCAATTTGACGCGAGAACTTTCGCGCAACAACCGACCAGAGAATATGACGCTAAACTAAAAAAAGTTTTAATCCCATCAAATTATTTTCCATTAGACACAAAAGGCAAAGACAAAAGATTTGTAAATGAAAAAGGATTTTTTGATTCAAGAGCTGCAATAGAAATAAACGCTACAACAGATTTTGCCATAGCTAATCAAGACATTACCATAGGAACTGAAGATGTTGAAATTGAATTTAAATACGACCCAGCAGAAGTTTATCCTAAAACAAATGGGGCTAGTGTTGGGGATTTTATAATTACAAAAGCTGGAGGGTCTTTGAGATCAAACGGATTTGAGGTATTCCATTATAAAACAACTCAAACAAGTCAAGATGTTAGAATTGCTGCGTTAGTTACTAAATCAACTGCAAATGAAATGGACAAACAAATAAACATTTCATTAGAAGATAGAATAAATAATGCTAAATTAATTCCAAAAGGATTTGATGATTATCAATATCTAGGAGAATTTCAAAATAAAGCCAGTGTAGGAAGTTCTAAACCATACAGATCAGATGGTACTGGAGAAGATATAGATGTTACATTTGATCTTTTAATTGGAGAAAATGTGTCATCTAATGATATTATGTGGACTGGTGGATCTTACAACAGATTAGAGATAATAATTAGAAATGGTAAGTTTAGATTAGAGTATGTAAGTAATAATGGTTTCGGTAACAAAGTGCAAAGCGACAGAATATTCAAACCATTTGAGTTAGTAAAACTACAACTTGTAGGAACATTACAAAATGGAGTACAACTAAAAGACACTGAAACAAATACTATTATATGTGAAATTACAGCTGATGGCACTGCTGGTACAAACAGTACAGTAGTGCAGTTAATTGATACTTTTGCAAACGCGTATACAGCAGGAGAAGTTATTTCAAATGGACCGTACTACATACTTGGAGTCAATTCGCACAACCCAACTCCTAGTAGAAAGGGTTACGGAGCAATGCGAAATTTAATTCAAAATGGAACAACTGTATTTACGGATGACATGTTTGGCGTAGGTGGTTTTCAGAGAACTGACACTACTGAACATACAATAGGCAGTAAGTTTCCACAAAGAAATAGTGATATTTACATATGTAAATTAAGTCTAGTAGGACAAACATTTACTTTTAGGGTTACTACAGTAGGTGGGGAGTTGGTTGGAGAAGGTACGGAAACAATGTCAACAGCTAGAGGTTCTATTAGTTTCGCAGGAAGTAACAGATTAACATTTGGCAGGAGAACCAACGATGCATCTACCAATGTAAATCCAAAAAGTATTTTTGCGGATATTAAAATAACAAAAGCTGGGACTATCATACATAATTATATAGGAGATATTGCTGAATCGGCAGTATCACCATCTGAATTAGAAGACAGTGTTGGGGGAAATAATTTAAAATTCCAAGACACAATACCTAATTCAATAGAAGTCAGCACATTTGGTAGTGCTAGACCACTAGTGTACAATGGCCATTGGGATGGATCGTTTAGATTAGGTTGGACAGATAATCCAGCTTGGATTCTTTACGACTTAATGATTAACCCAATATATGGAATAGGTAATAATTTAGATGATCGACAAGATATAGATATTTTCAGACTTTATGATTTAGCTAGATATTGTGATGCGGTTGATAGCGATGGACATTTTGTTGGTGTACCAGATGCTACGGAAGGTTTAGAGCCAAGATTTTCCGCGAATTTGTTAATTAAAGAACCTAAAAACGCTTATGAAACAATAGGAAATATAGCATCTATATTCAGAGCAATAGCATTTTGGGATGGAGCGTCTTTAAACTTCTCAATGGATAGACCTAAAGGTATTCATGGTATATTTAACAACGGTAATGTTTTTGATGGAATATTTAATTATGGAGATATTACAAAAGAAAGTAGATTTAATCGTGTAGAAGTTTTTTACGCAGATGCAAAAGATGATTTCCAAATTAAGACAGAATATGTAGAAGATGAAGAATCTATAAGAAAACACGGATTGATCGTAACAAAAAATAATGGTATTGGTTGTACATCAAAATCTCAAGCTAGAAGAATGGGTAAATTTATTCTTTTAAGCAATAGAAACGAAACTGAAATAGTTAGTTTTAGAGCTGGGCATGAAGCTATGCTTTTGGGTCCAGGAGATGTTATTAGGATAGATGATGAATTAAAGAATTTTGAAATCAACTACGGCAAAATTTTGGAAGTTAATACTGGGAGTAATTACGCTGGATCTTATTTAGGAATTGGAACTCAAGTTTCCACAGGTTCTATATCAACTGGTTTAGCCGTAAATAAAACTGGTGGTATCTATGTAAACGACAATAAGATACAAACACCATTAAAAGATTTATACGACATAGCTAACTTTGATACTACATATACTTTTGAAGGCACACAATATACTGGAGAATTTCCTTTTGACAAAATTAGTGGTGCAAATGCAGAGCAGGTAACTCAATTTTATATTACTGGAATGGAAAAAGCTAATGATAATCAAACTAATTTATTGTTAGACACGGGCGATGCTAATTTTACTGGAATCACAGGAATTAGACAAGGTCATAATTTCAATATTCAATTAAACAATAACATTCAAGAATATTATAAAGTAATAAAATTAAGACCAGTAGAAAATAATTTATTCGAAATAGAAGCTTTGCAATATGATTCTGGTAAATATCATAAAGTAGAATCAGAAGATTTCGATACAACGCCAAACAATTACAATATAGGAATACCTTCTCATACAGTTAACAGACCTACAACACCTACTTTTGTGGGAGATACTCTGCAAGAAGGAGATTTGTCTTTTAGTTATACAGGTTTAATTACCGCTCAAGGCAATAAGGTTGAAGATAAGTATAGGGTCACTGTATTAAAGCAAAATTTATCTGCACCATACGTACAAAGAGAATTTTTAAAAGCTGGAGACACAACACCATTTAAACTACATCATCTGAAAGCAGGAACTTATGTAGCGACTGTTGTTGCTTTGAAGAATCCAGAGTCAAGTCAAAATTCTAGCCAAGAATTTACAATTAATGAAAAACCTTTAAAGTGGGTAAATCCGTTCATGAGTAATATAACTTTAATAAATGGAGATACATCAAGTTATTCATCAAACTCTGGATCTGGATCAATTCATGGCGAATCAGTAGACTATAGATTAACAATCAAAAACAGATATGACGAATCAGTTATATTAACACACCAACAAGAATACACATTTAATGTATACGCCAATATGGGAACAGGTTACAAATTGATTGACAGTAATTATAGAGATAACTCATATGTCTTTTCTCAAGCAAAGAATTACGCCACATTTGGACAATTTACTACTGGATATGAACTTAAGTTTGAACTACAAAAAAATGGAGAGAGCTTAACTCCCTCCACTTTCTATACGAGTTTGATTCCAACGCCAGGATTATAGCAATTTTAAAATCTTTCTACATTCTTTAGCAGGAACATCTTTAAAGCTTTGCCACTTTTTAATTTCAGAAGCGTCGCCTTCGTAAGAACCGTCTTTGTATAAACCACGTAAATGATCCTTGAAATCTTCAAAGGAGGATATACCTAGTTTATCATTTAGATTCTTTTTTAAGATGCCTTGAGGCGTTATATCAGTTGTTTTAGACGTCTGTTCTATAGGTTTATCCTTGTTTTTTGAACTGTCTATTTCATCTGCACCAACAATGTGAATATTTAAAAAGTTACGAACACAACGTACAAAGGCACGATTTTCTGCAATACATTCTAAAAATTTAGCCGCAAAACCATTTGTATTATTGGTTGTAGCATTAGCAATTGAAGTGAAGACTTGAGAACCATTGCTTTCATAGTTTTCAATCCAATTGATCATACATTGTGCAACAACTCGATCATCTGAAGATTCAGATATATCATAAGTGACACTGTGAAAACCACGCAATCTTGCAAGCTCTTTAATACCACTTAACTTAATTAAAAGTTGGCTATCATCAAGACCCTCTATAGAATCTGGAACTGGCATTTTTCTGTACTCAAACCAATCCTTATTTGGATAAAGATGATCTGCGGAAATCATAGCTCTCCAATTAACAGAACCATCTTCGTTAAAAACATAATCTACTGACTCCAGAAGACCATGTTCGTTTCTTTTGTATTTTTCTGGACTACTCATATAAATATAAACTTTCTATTTCTTTTAAAGAATCTTTACTATACTTGAAACTATTAGTTTTGTCAAGTCTTTTAGCTGAAGATTCTGAATAAAAAGTTTCGCCTTTACTTACAAAAGATTTATTAGAACAGAACTTTGTATTGTCTGTTATGAGACTTTTAACATCTTCTTCTTTTGGTTTGGGTTCTGGCACAACAGGAAAATCAAAATACTTTAATCTTAACTCTGATATATTATCTTCGTTTTCGGTTAATAAAATAAGATTGATTTTATTTTTTTTAATAAATTTAAAAAAATTAGTATAGTCGTATTCAAGATCGTTTAATTTGAAAACAATTTGCTTAATATTATTTTTTATAAAAGAAAGAGCATCTGGTGGTATTTCTTGTTTTAAGAAAAGACATAGTTGATAGTGCTTACCCCAATTTACAATATTATTTAAATCATAATGCAAGTCAGCTCTTAAGTTTATGTTTTTTCCTTTTAAAGAATCAGAAAATCCAAAGAAATCGGGTACAATTTCTAAAGATAGATTTTGAAAAACTGCCCCTTTGCGAATAGTTTTAAACTCTATTTTTGCATCAATATTTAATTGGTTTAAAATGTTTTGGGCGATATCTTCTGGGTTGATGTCGTTGATTCTTTTGGGGTTTTCTTCCATCATGTAAGATGGTTTATATTTATCAAAATTAGGTTCAATACTAATACATTTTGACTTCTTGTTCCAAAGTGGTTTTGAATTTTCTTTTAGTAAATTAAAATGAAGGATTACGGAAGGTATATCATATGCACTTGCAATATGACCTGGTAAACTATCAACACCTACGTGCATCATAGCATTCTTAATTACATAATTCATTTGTTTAAATGATGTAGGTATGAAATGATCAACATGTTTGCCGGCTTTTTCTTGTGGACCACCAACTTGAACTACCTTAATTCCTTTTTTATTAAGATATGGTTTTACCAAATCAAAAACGATATCCCAATAATCATATTGTTGGGCTTGCATTTTAATTGGATTCTGAAACGTAATATATTTTTCAAAGCAAATAGGGAAATAATGTTCTGTTAATTCTGGTTTGCCAATTTTAACACCCAAATCTTTTGCGTAAACTTCAGCTATATGACTCATATGATTTTACCTCCTGTATGTTTGAATTTGTTATTTTATTGATTTTATTTTTAATTTCAAAACGTTTGTCGTTTGTGTGATAAACATCTCTAGCTAACCTCACAAAGGTTGATCCAAAGTCTTTATTTCTTTCATGCTCCCTTATCTTATCCTCAATACCCCAGAGACCTCTGTTAATTTGGTAAAGAACATCTCTTAATAAAGACAATTCTTCAGCTATAAAACCTTGGAATTGATTATATATTTTTTCTAGTTGTTCTTTTTCGTTACGAACGTTCTTTAACTTTTCTTCGTCTGTAATATTTTCTAATTTTACATCAAGAATTGTTAATTTGTCAACAAGTTCTCCAGTTGAAATCGGTATTCTAATTTTCATATAATTCGAATTGTGGTTTGTCTAAACCATTGTGATGGTAATTGTGAAATCTTTGAGTACCAAAATGTGGCAAGAAAGCCATATCAAAATAACCTTTGTGATCTCCCTGTCCCTCTAAAAAATGTAAGTTATCTAATTGTGGGTGGTATGGTAAAACTTTATGTACATTTTGATTGTCTTCTATGTAATCAAAGAATTGAGGTTTTGTAAAGACATAAATGTCATATTCTTTATATTGTTTTTTTAGATTACCCATTAATGAATTAATCCACAAAACATCTCCAGCGGATTCTGGCATAATCACAGCAATTCTTTTACCATCATCTAAAAGCTCCATTAATTCTGGTGCTTTTTCTTTATCTTCTTTGTCCCAGTCAAAATCATAATCAATGTCTGGCGAAGAATCAATGATGGCTTCTAATTTTTTGCCTATCACCTCTACTGAATAATTATCAATAGTAAACTGTCTGGCTTTTCTGCCAAGCTCTCTTACCTTTTCTGGTTTCATTTGCCAAACTTTTTTAAGTTGTTTAGCGATGCTAGAAGCGTAAGTGGAAGCTTTAATGAATTGAGTTCCAGGCTCTCTATATTCCGCCCAATCTAAAGGGAAACCTCCGCTTTCGGCTGTACAAGAATCCTCACCGCAGGAATAATTAGTAACTAATGTAATTAATTCTGTTAACTTGGCTTCGAAAATAGGTATTTCCATACCGCCACTTGTAAATGGGTGGCAATAAACATCCATTAAATTATAAATTTCGTTTAACTGTTGTTCGTCTACACCAGCAGAAACATTTGTTGTGTTTTGGCATTTTTCAGTTCCGCAAAAACGGCAGTTTTGTTCCTGTCCAGTAAATGGTTTTACCTCATAGTTTCCACAAGACGAGCAAAAATATGTCGTAAGAATATCATTGGGGTCTATATTTTTTTCCTTAATTAATCTTGGTATATCCCAACCTTCAGACCAATGAGTGTGCAAAAGTAATTTAGCTTGAGGACAATCCTTTTTAAAGATTTTAAATCCATCTAACATATTTGGCACACTTTTTCTTAATTGGTTTCTAAAAACAAAACCGATAATATAATTATCTTGTAAGCCAAAAAAAGATTTTAATTGATTTCTTTTCTGATCATCAAATCTAAAAAAATCATTTGTATCAATTGAGCCGTGCAAAGTCTTAACGTGGTCGTGACCAATTTCTTTTAAATCTTTTTCTGCAAAAGATGACCACACATAAAAATTCTTTGTTTTGGGTGCTGCATCTATAGCTTGTTGTAAAATTGGTTGACTATCTAAAGTGGTCCAAATCATATGATTAATTTTATCCCACCAAGGCTTATCCCAGTAGCCTGCGAAACCCCAAATATCTTCTACCCCAATATAAAAATCTGGTTTATGTTTTTTGATTACATGGTCTATTCTTTCGGCACCGTATCCTGCCGCTCTACCCCTTTCTGGATTTGCGTTTAATTCTCTTATGGTGTTTGGGTCATTTGGTAACGAACCTTCACACAACCAAGGTTTTGTTTTATGCTCTGGGTGGTCAAATGGAGAACCATTAGCAAGCTCAATCAATTTATATTTACCAGTTTTTTGTAAATACTTTAAAATATTCTTACAATGTTTACCAAACCCAGTAAACGCTCTGGAGTTATTAGAGTGATAGACGACTGTTTTCATTAGCTATGATCAAACAATTTATAAAGATATAGTTCTAAAAGAGATTTAAGCGCTCTCGCTTCCCCCATTTCTACTCCAATACCAAATTTTAAAGTTGTATTCTTGATAACTCCCAATGACCAAGCTTGAACTCCATTGTTTTTTGTATATGGTTTAAATGAGATAGTTGTTTTATCGTCATTATATGTGTGGAAAGCAGACCATTCTTTATACTTTTCTATAGCATGTAGTATAGCACCAGCTTCATTTTCATTAATTTTGCAGTAAATATTTTTCTCTGGATCTTTCGCATTTGCGCTAAAAGAACCTGTTTTTTTGTTTGAATCCCAACTAGCTTGCTTAATTGATTGAATTAAGAAGGTGGGTTTAGCTGGATTCCCCTCTTTGTCTTTTGTGATAATTTTGAAAGAAAAGGCGCAACCTGTTCCTTTTGAATTTGGTTTGTAAAGATTGTATTGCATATGTCACTATTATATAATAAAAAGTGTAAAATTCTATATGCCAAGGAATATAAATTTACCGAAAGCTAGGGTTTACATAAGAAAAGATATGTGGGGCGGTTCAAGAGAAGAATTTGAGCCTGCATGGTTAGTATCTGTAAGAGCGTTAAGAGGTAGACCTTTTTGTTTCCAGGTGTGGATTGACGATTATTGTGCTTGTTATGATAAAGTTAGACCCGACTGCTTATATTGGAAATTGCCAGAAAAAAATCACGAAGAATTTGATTTAGTCGACGTACAAATGTGGGAATGTTTGTCAAATGATATAGAATTATTCCAAAAAGCTCAACTTGCTGATGTACCTATGTTAGTCAATATGGGAGAAGAGGGATTCAAAGAGGGAAATTACTGGTTTACAATTGATTGTATACCAGAAAAACAATCATTAGGATATGTAGACGTAGGAGACTCTGATTTGCTTGATGAACACAAAGAAATGAACGTCATTCGGCTTAAAAATGGTCAGATAGCTATTTACCCCAACAATAGACTAAAATGGATTCCAGAATCTTTAAGTAGCACCGAGGCTATAAAAAGAATACCTAAATGGAAAGTTGCAGAAAATGCTGTTTGGGATAAAGAGTGGTTAGAACAACCTTTTGAATTGTTTGGGGATAGTGATTGGAGTTATTAAACTTCAAAATTCCCAAAAATTTCGTCTGTAGTTTTGACCAAATCGCATAATTCGTCACCTATCTCTTCTTTAACAATTTGATACATATTAAAGTAATCAAAGTAAGGATAAGTGTCGTCTAAAAATATCAGTTCGTAAACATAAGAACAAAGCATTTCGTATAGTATTAGTTTTGCAGATACTTGTTTATAGCATAAAAAAGTTTCATAAACATCTCCAAATTTATTAAAATGCTTATGATATTTTACGTAGTTTTCTATAAAAATTTTCTCCATATGCTCTGAAGTAGATATACCAGACTTAATAGCGCAAAAGGCTAAATCAAACATAGGATTAGTTCTTCTTGCTTTATGAAAATTAACAAACTTTATCATTCCCGCTCTTTCTAAAATATTTGATTGAGTTAAATGTAAATGACATATAGATGAGGCATTACTACCAACAACCATTTGTTGTTCAATACTTTGTTTTATAAAATTTAAGCATTCACAAATTTCAGGAAAAATATTTAACTCTTTTAGTTCTTTATAGATTTCTTCATCTAAAACTGATTCAAAATCACCGTAATCGTAAATCTCCTGCATGAAATCTTCTGTATAGTCTTTTTTATGAGAAAAGGTTTTTTCATGTAAGTAAGCTAAATTAGCTCCAATAGTTGGTAAATTACTTTGTAAAAATGGTAAGCCAAATTCTTTAATTGGTAATCCGTGTTCAAAAGTTGTCAGTAAATAAGAATAATTTTTACATGAATAAAAATTTAAAAAAGTAGGACTTAAGTTTATTTTTTCTATCTTTTTTAAGATATCTCTTTCTCTTCTAAATATGAAGCTATCGTCTTTATCTCCAATTTTGATACAAAAAGTTCTATCTTTGTGTTTAAATTTATAACTATCGTAAAAAAAACTTCTACCTAATAGAGATAAACTTTCTAAAAACTCAAAAAGATTAAAATTAGTTTTAAGGTATTCGTCAGAACTAAAAATATATTCTAAAAATTCTTTTTCTGTCCGTGATATCGAAACAGTTTCCGTTTTTTCTACTAATCTACCTGATAAATATTCATTTAGTTTCATAACTAATATTAATTTTAGTGAAAGCCAATTCTATTTTTATTAGGAATATTTTGCCCGCTTTTGATTTCTTTGACTGAAATCCCTAATTTATCCGCGAAAATTTGATACACTACAGAGCCAGTTACTGAATGTTTTGTATCTTTTAATGTTTGTCCCCAATCATACAAGATATCTTTGTATTTCGTCTCGTATTCTTTGTATTTTTTATCGTCTTTTTGAAACTCTTTATCTATTAATTTAGATTCCATATCGATAGCCTCTTGAGGTCTTTTAATCTTTAGTTTTTTTGTTTTTGCCCCCGCTTCATCTAAAATATCAAAAGCTTTGTCTGGGAATTTTTTTTCTGGCAAATATTTTTCACATAAATTTACAATAACTTCAATCAGTGTGTCGGAGTATTCTACTGTATGATAAGATTCGTATGATTTTTTTGCAGACTTTAATAATTTTAAAGTTTCTTTTTTAGTGGGTTCTTTTACATCTATCTTTTCAAAACGACGATTTAGAGCACCGTCTTTTTTAAAATATTTTTCATATTCTTCTTTTGTTGTAGCTCCAATACAAGAAATCTCTCCTCTGGATAAGTAGGGTTTTAACATATTTGCAAAATCTAAACCTCCCTCTGAACTACCTGCGCCTATCACAGTATGTATCTCATCAATAAACAAAACACATTCTTCATGCTGTCTTAAAAAGTCTATGATGACTTTAACTTTTTCTTCCATTTGTCCTCTGTACATTGTGCCAGATACCAAACCAGATAAATCTAAAGACAGAAACTGTTTATGTAATAAAAAATCTGGAGCTTTTCTTTGTAAGATTTTTTCCACCATTCCTTCAACAATAGCTGTTTTACCAACACCAGGCTCTCCAACTAAAATAATATTGCTTTTGTTTTTACGTAAAAGGACTTCAAATGAACGATTTATTTCTTTTTCTCTTCCAAATATTTCATAAGTCCCACGGCTACCAATTGTTTCATTTAGAACTTCACAGCAAGAAGCTAAAATTTCAGATACATCTTTTTGTTTTTGTTTGGGTTGTTGGGTTGGATTTGTTGTAGCTTTTTCTTGTTCGATGCCGTTTGATAAAGCATCAATGATTGAAGTTTTTAATTCAGAAGCGTTGATGTTTATAGACTCTAAAAAGGCGCATATATCTTGGCGCATTTCTAGCATTGCCACAAAAATATGATCTACCCCCACATAAGATGAATCAAGAGCTGAAGCAACTTTTTGAGCAGAACTTAATATTTCTTTAATTTCTTTAGAGAAGATTTTGTATTTTCTTTTTCTTTCTTTATACTCAACCAGTAAAGCGCTCATTGTATCTACAACCAAATCTTTTTTCACAAAGCAATTGCGGAAACAATGATCTAATAAAATATGGTCGTCTTCTAAAATGGATATAAATAGGTGTGCGTCAGTCGTTTTGAGATGATTCATCTCATCTGCAATTTGTCTGGCATTCATTAGCGCTTTTTTAGCACTGGGGGTAAGGTTGTATTCTGAAAAATCGCTCATTTAATTTCTGATAATCTTGTGTAAATTTTTTCGTCAAGAATGGAGATTTTTTCTCCAAAAATAATATCTTCACCCTTCGTGCCGTAAATAAACACAATTTGACTTTCTTTAGGTTTTTTACCCCCACTATTAAGGTAATTATCTAAAGTGGCTGATCTTCTATTATTAGCCATCATAAAATTAACTTTTCCATAGTCATCTTGTATTTCAACTCTCATATACTTGTTTCCAGCTCGACTTGTTCTAGATATACAATCTGTAACAACTCCAACATACTTTACACGATCGTTTTGTTGAACTGACTTGAGTTCTAGACTGTTAACAACATTTTGTGTGTCTTGAAAAACATTTTCT